TAGTAGAAGTCATAAAAGGATTTCTCCTCATTTCATGAACTTTATCTTGTTCTACTATTCTAATTGGCACTTCTACTACATCGCTAATATCACAGTGCATTCGTCTAATACGTGCTTGGATTCCCAACAAAAACATGTATGCGTTACTTCCTGTATCAGGAGGTAACCCGTAAGCTTTTTTATCTACGTTGGCACTTACAGTAACATTAAACTGTTCCCGTATATCTACTTCAATTAAGGTTTTAATATCATCTAACCTCTTTTGGTTAAAAGAAAATCCCAATCGTTTGGGATCAGAAGCTTTAAAAACTCTGTCTTTAACAAAACGCTCTTGCATTTTATTTAAGAAGAAGTCTATCTCTTCAGGTAAAAAAGTATCGTAGACGTAGGACCCCACTTTCTGGAGTCCTTGGTCTACGGCGTAGTGCATCTCTGATACGGTCATTATTCACTAAATTGTTGTACTCTGGCTTTTAGAGTAGTTAGTGTGGAACTATTTTTCTTGTCCTTCAAGAACAGTACTGCTTCCTCCATACTATCACCAATCTTTTCATCACCTAACAACAACGAGTTTCCAATCTTACGCAGTACATCTGCAGTAAGACATTCTTCTATAAATGCTTGTAATTCTAAGTTTTTACTAGTTGCAATGTTGTAGAAGTTTAAAGGGTTTTCTTCTACCATTCCTTCTAGGAAAAGCTCTTTCTCTTTGGCGTCCATCTTTTTTGGGTTTTCAAAATGTAGACGTACAACCATATCCAACTTCTTCTCGTTGTCTGTAAGTTTAATGAATTCTTTGTAAGCTTTCTTTCTGTACTCTAGCTCATTGTAATCTTCTTCTAGTTCTAGAGCTTCGTCATAGATGTAGTACTTAAAGGCACGATTTGAACTCATTGATGTTTCATCAGGAGAAACGTGCGGGTGGGTACTAGCAAATTTGTACTTTACGTATTCCATCACGTTTAGAGGTTTACCACCCTCATCTGTGCCAGCTTCAAGCTGAACACCTTCGGGAGGTACCTCAATAGTCATATTCCGAAAATAACTCTTAACTGCTTTTCCGAACGTAGTGTCCGAAGGATCCACACCTAATATGTATGGTAAAAACTCTTTTTGCTCTGGAAAGGTCAGACCTGAATAAATATCACCTGTTTTGGTGAAGACACTGCCTATGCGTCTTTTACTTTCTGCATATACGTGATCTGGAAGGTTTGTTGTATTCTCTCTACGCTTAATTGTAATAATTCTAGATGCCATCTTATATGGGGTTTTACTATATTAAAAATGAGGTTTTGGGGGAGCGCATACGCATTCTCCCCCTCAAACCCCTAATCATTATGATTTAACACACTCAAGGTGTAAACAATTCGTCGCACGACGGATACTAATACCACACTCTTTCATGAAGTGTACAGAAGCACCATCAACGTCATTCGCACGTAATGCGTTACCTTGGAATCCTGGAGGCACAGAAGCACCAGCCACAGCCCAACGTACAAGCTCACGTCCTTGACGGCTAACCATCGCTACGTTTTGCTCACCATCGTAAGTACTCATATCCAAGAATAGCATACGGTAAGACTCAAGAGGCAAACCAGTTACTGGGTGCTTATCAGCATTCAATGCACGGGCTCCGTGATCGAATAAAGGTAAGTGACGTACAGTAATGGTGTGACCATCAATGTGCTTGTAGCTAGTGAAGAATCCACCCAACTGCAAGTTAGAGCCTGAACCGCTAATAAAGCTAGCAGGATCTGTGTTCTTGATGTAAGTCTGGTTAGCGATTTCGTCTTTCATAGCTTTATCAAACTCTTCAAGACCTCCTAAACCAGTAAACAATACAATGTTCATCTGAGCTGCATCAGACGCACCGTACAAAGCATCACGAACTACGTTCTTCAACTTGGTAGCAGTTAAGTCTGAGTAAGTATCCACGTTAGGAACTTGCTCGATAACACCAGATCCTAATGGAATCGGCTTACCATTGTCATCTTTTAGGTGAATAACACCATCAGTATCGCGGTTGTACTTAGAGTACCAAAGAGAGTATTCAGTCTCTTCTTTCCAACGAAGCATGTGCTGGTACTCTTCAAAGTCGTACCAAAGCTTAGTTGAGCGACCACCTACGTTTAACTCTACATTAACTACGCGGTCAGGCATGTTACCTTCGTAACGATATGACTTACGAATTAATGAGATTTGGTTACGCATTTTAGAAGGTGCAACCCAATTGCTTTCGTTACCACGAGATCCAGAGAATGCCGTAGGTGCAAACAATTGTACCCAAGACTTACCTGCAACATCACCACCAGCTACTGACTCAGCGCTATCAGATGTTACCAACTGCAAAGTGTATTGCCATCCGCTTTGTACTTCAGTTGGATCTTCCATGATACGAGCTTGGATGCCCGAAGGAGATTCGATGATGTACTGCTTAACGAACCAACGCTCTGCAAATGTTACTTTGAAACGAGAGTGAGATACACCAGTACCTGCATCGAGAGATACTGCCATAACGCTCTTGTTCAAACGACCCATTACTGGGTAATCGTACTCAATGTCATTAATGTACTTGACATTGTTCATACCTTCAGTTAAGAAGGATAACGGGAAACGTTTGTCTTCCTGACCCGCTAGGTGAGTCAATACCGGAGACAATTTATCAGGCTCCGTAAGGAGTGCATTTGCCAACGAGTTCTCGTCGGTCATACCCTCAGCATTGAAGGTATCCTGATACAGACGTAATTTTTTCAAATTATCAGCTGCCATAATTTTAGAATATTAAGAATTAAAAAGTTATTAAAGTAAATCTTTCAAATCCGGTAGTTTAGTTGCTTTAGTGTAACCGGGTTTACTACTTTTCATTCTGCTGGTGCTAGACGCGTTCTTCGATAATTTACTACGTAAGGATTGCGCTTTCTGTGTTTTAGTATTATTTGATACAAGTTTTGTTAAATCAAAACCCTTGTATACAATATATTCAAGTGCTAGCAAAGTCTCTTGATCTAGTTTAGATCTGTCTATAGACCTTTGCGAATTGCCTTGCTTATCAATAGGAGCTGCCATCCAGTTAAAGAAACGTTTTTTATCACGCTCCGGAACTGTAAGACCTTTTAATTCTCCTTTAGTAACAAGACCATTAATCTCACCCCACATCTGCTCATTTTGTTGAGCCTGTTGTTGAGCTTGTTGTTGCTGTTGTTCGAGTAATGTTTTCTTTTGAGCTGCTTGTGTATTTTGTAAACGCACCAAAGCTTTTTTAGCGTGACGTTCTAAAATACCTGCGTCCTCGTAATCTTCTAGAGTTTCTTTAATCTCATCGGTTTCAAACCCTTGGGACTGTAAGAATGCTCCTACTACTTGTTTCTGTGTTACGAGATCTCCTTCTTTGATTTCCATTGTACTAAAGTCTCTCTCAGGAGCTGCAGTTTGGAAATACTTTTTAGGATCTCCTCCGTTAGCTCTGTAGTTTAAATACTCTTGTACATCTGGAAAAGCGCCAAACACATTTTGCATTTGTTCTTGCGCCATTTTTTCTGCAGTTGCTTTTGTAAACTTGGTGAGTCCGTCGATGCTTTCATCAAACTCTTCATCTATTTCATAACCAAGTTTTGCTTGGAGCTCACTAATAATGGACTCATCACCATCATCATCACCACCACCATCATTACTGTTTCCGGTGTCTGATGCGGGAGGATTTCCATCACCGCCATCATTACCATCACTACCATCACTACCATCGTCTCCGTCGCCTGTGTCTGGATTAGGATCTCCGCCTTGATTTCCATCATCACCAGCATCATCTGGATTAGGATTTCCATCGCCTCCGTCATTTCCTCCATTCCCGTCATCAGGGTTTCCGTCTCCTCCCTCTGTTGGAGGAACTGCTGCATTGCCATTATCGTTAAACAAATCTGTAACGTTTACCTGGCTTAAATCTAAGTTATCTTTGCTCATTGCTGTAAAATTAAGTAATTATAAAGGGTTAATACTATTGGATAAAAAGCCTTTTAATATAAACTTTTTATATGTTTTAGTCTTTTTTATTCATTTTTGCCTCTTCAATATCAAGCTTTCTGTTCTGTACGCGTTCGTTAGATTCAATTCGATCTTTCTCCATTTGAACGCGTTGAACATCCATGTAATCTGGAATACCATTATTATTTAAATCTTGATCTTGCTGACGTCCCGCAATCTTCATTGCTTCAACATCTAACTTGTTTTGACGATCTGCTTGGTTTTCTCCAGACTCAAACTGTCTTGCTTCAGCGGCTGCTTGCATTTGCATTTCTTGCATTTGCTGTTGCATCTGCTGTTGAGACTGTTGCTGTTGCTGCTCGAGTTGTTGCTTCTTAACTTCTGCCTCTTTAACAAGGCGCTTGATGTTTGAGAAATTATCAGTGTCGAGGATCTCAGCAATAGTGCTAGGTTCCGAGCCGTTTTGAGCAAATGAGAGTGCAAGATTTTTAAAGGTTTGTAGTTTAGTATTTTCTTTGCTAGAGTTCTTAGCAAATACTGCATATTCGCTTTCTGCATACTCGGCACCTTCTATATCTAAAAGCTCATTACGGTAATCTGCTGTAATGTATGATGACTTCTTACCTGCTCTCCAAGCATGCTTAGAGCAGTCAAGTAGTCCCTGCATTTCTTTCTCTTCGTATTTTTCAAACTTACGGAACAGTTCCTCAGTCATTACTGACGATTGGAATACTGCACGTTCTGTTGCGCCTGCTCCGTCTGATGCCATTACCTGTCCTTTACGCTGACGGGTAATACCAATGAGATCTTCCCACTCTTGCTTAATAGCTTGAAGTAGTTGGAACTGTGCATTAATATATTGCGACAAAGACATGTCAAGTACTTGGTACTGATTAAATGTCACACGCTCTTGATTCTTACCTTCTGCAGTAGAATCAATAAATGCAAAGCCCATAGCATCAGCATAATACATAAACTTTTCTTCATCCCAACCATGGCGCTTAGGAATAGTATTCATTTCTATAAGCGCAATCTTGTCTTTATTTTTTGCCATGGTAAGCTCCATACGATAATGGAACACGTTATAAAGAATCTGATAAGGAAGCCCCATAGATACAATAGAAACATTATCCGCATGACGGTTAGAATAATGGCGACCATTATAAGGTAATTTACATAAGCTAAGGTTAGTCATAGATGGACGTTGTACCTCAAACGGTTGAATATTTACAAAGATGTTACTATCTATGCGATAGCCTTCCCACACTTGATTAACCCAAAACCATTGACACTTTTCACCAGCATCGCGATCAGGCTTGTAAGTTTCATCCACCTCCATTTCTTGCAAGAATCCAAACTCATCTGTATATGTTAAGATTCCTACTTTACGAAAAGACTTCCAGGTGACATGCATTACTTCTACATACCGATCGGTATCATCCTGCGCATGTGTAGGATTTAAAGCTGCCCCTAAATACCCGCCGCCTTCTCTACGTGAGCTAGGTCTTTCTAAATCATCTAATTGCGCTGGAGTAAGTACATCGTAAAAAGAATCTACTACAGCATTTGTAGTCATAATTTTACGTCGCACTACCCAATCACCGTCCTCAATAAATTCTAAGTCTGGTGATTTTTGATAATCAATATCTAACGGAGACACTACTTCGAACTCTACCTCATCCATACATGTACCCTTATAAGAATACACATGTCCTGTCACAATCCAATCAAAAAATGCTTTTTGAAATCTATCATCAAGATCTAAATAGTCTTTAAGATAATCTATAGAATGCTGACCAATAATAGCACGAGCATCTTTGTAGTTTACATTCATAAACTGCTCGACTTCTGCAGGTGTAGGAGTTTCTTGCGACTCCATGCCTGTGTCCATACCTTGAGCATTAAGCTCGTTGATAAACATTTGCTGTAACGATTGTAATACTCGTTTCTGAATTTCATCAGCTTTACGAGAGTGTACATCTGCATTACGTACAATGACTTGATAATTAGCAGGTCGTTTTGCTTTTTCTCCAAGCAATAGATCTACTACAGGTTTAATAATATTATAGTTGCGAAGTTTAGCAGGGAAGTTTCTTTTCTTCCACTTTTCAGAATTGTACGGATTAGTAACATAGTTGTACTTGCCTTCATCGAGCTCACCGTTGTAAGCTTCATACAAATCTACCAGACCTGCTTTATCTGTAGTAGAAAATGAAGACTCCGCAATATATGCTTGTACACATTTCTCCCCCCATTCCTGGTTCTTCTTGGAAGATGGTAATTTTTGTTTCGGAATTAACGGCATCTAAATTAAGGTTTACGTAAACAATTCACGATTAAAAAATGAGTCATTAGTATTATAATCAGCTTCTTCTGCGATTTCAACTGTTCTGTTAAATAACGCAATAAGATGAAACATACCAACGAGTAATGCTGAAACCCTATCGAAGTTGCCTCTTCGGTTATACTTTATAAGTTCGTCTAGTAATGCTAAGTCGTAAATATAATGCAAATTTAACTTTTTTTCACCAGACTCTGAAACACCACGAGGAGTTCTAAGCCAATCTCGTAAGTATATTTCTGCCTGACCCTTACGTTCTTTAGATCCCATAGAGGTTCCATACGTACGTCCTAGCTTACGAATACTAACACCATCGGTCTTACTAAATATTTCTGCTTCAGGCAATAACCATTTTAAATTTCTTGTTCTTTTTGCATAAGGTACTACTTCACCTCGATCATTTTCAAAACCAATTCGCGCATTATAATACTCTGCAAGTAAAAATAAATTGTAATTATACTCGTCTTGAGTTTGTGGTCGCCCAATGTAACTTGCTACAATCATATCGTCCGGCTTTGATATAGGGTTTACACGCTTGATTATATACGCAGCTCCAAGCGATTTACCACTACCTCCATCTTGCGCATAAGGATCATGAACTATGATATACATATTATCCGGAATAGTACCAGATTCATCTGTGTAAGGACTTTGATAAACAACTATACATCCTTCTGTATTAGATCCTTTATCATGTGGAAATTTAAGTATGGGTATTGCATTCTGATTAGGTTTAAACTTTACACCGGACTGTAGCCTAGCCAGATACCCATTAACTCCAATATTCTTAAAAACCCCAGTACGCATAATATTGTTACGATGCTCAACAAGAGCAGCTGTAGGAAATACATTACCGCTTTTCTGCAGGAAGGCTTCTTTAGGATTAAAAGGATACTCAGTAACATGCTTATCAATAACACCTGCATCTTTAGAAGTTCTTTTTATGTTTTCACGTTTTGCTTCTTCGGCTAATTTTGCATCAGAAACTAAAGAGTTTCCGTGCTTATCCATAAAGCCTACTTTATTTCTAAAATCCGGAAAGAAAAATCCACAAGAAGTACCATGAGCTCCTTCATCCCAAACGTTATCAAAGGCATAAAGATTGTATGTATCAGGATTGTAGAACATGCTTTCAAAATCAATAGTTCCTCCTTCCATATCACCACCCGTACCAAATAAAATCATTTGACCCGTCGTAACACCCCCGTCTTCTACTGTTGGTTTAGTAGCCATAAACGAATCCTTAAGATTGTCAAAGGCTCCACACTCTTCAAATATTACAAGCGTGGCATCTTTACCTCTTGCAGCGTCAGGATTATCCTTAAAGGTCAACGCCTCTACCTCAGACTTATAACCACGCTCTACGGGTTGCCCATTGATATACTCATAAAAGCTAGCACGTTTGTGATTTTGCTTATCTACAGCCTGGCGTCTTTTTGACCAAGCAGTGTGCTCATTTAAAAAGTTCATGTGATCTACAGTCATTGTCATAATACCTTTTGGATATAGGTACTTTTTGTCATGAGCACAGAGTAATGTGTAGCTGTTCTTAACTGTATTGTAGGTATTAGTAGATACCGCAGAGTTCTTGTAGGAAAATCCTTTACGACGGGCTTTACCTACAATCATATGCTTGCCTTGTTTGCGCGCTTCTTCTAAAGCTGTGAAGAACTCATAGTCTCCGTCCCAGAAATCAGGAAAGCTTACAATCTTACTTGCATTCTTTACAACCTTTTCTTCGCCTTTAATACGCGTTAGTTTAATTTGGCAAAAGTTTAGATAGAAATAGTGGTGACCTGTAATATGAGTGTCGCCTACAGTAAACCCTTCTTTGCATCGGCGCAATTGTTCCTGCCAATACTCAAAGTGTGCAACAGATCCGGGAGTATCTGGGCAGTAGTACCCATGTTTTAGGAAATGCTGGGCTTCTCTTCTAAATTCTTCTGTGTTTGTAAACATATTACCACTTACCTAGAGGACATTCTGCATCCATAGACAGCACTTTGGCTGGTAAAATACACCCACATCCTTTTTCTTTTTTACCCGTTTTTACATTTACACCTGACTGCAGAGGATCACACCTATTACCTATACGAATAGGACATGTGTCGCAAATTAAAATACGTTTATTTGCTAGTTCTCTAGATGCAGGAGGCAATCCTACTAACTTATCATAAGCTAGCTTAGTCCACCCCTCTAATATTTGTTTAAGTCTAGACATTATTCTTCAAAGATACCTTTAGTACCACCACCTTTAATGCGCGATTCATTTGACTGCTCTTTCTTAACCTTTTCTTCTAGGTCAGAAATAGTGTCAATTGCTTTTGGAAGTTTTTCACTGAGCTCTATGAGTTGAGTTACACTTTTGACTACGCTGCCAATGTCCACAGGATCCTCCGCATCTTGATCCGTGGCATCGGCAAGCGTCTCATCAATACGCATTCGTAACGCATCAATAACTTTAGCAGAAGACAACAAGCCTTCTCGTATTGCAATAAGGGATTTAATAGCAGGGGTGTCCAGAAACGAAATGTAGGTAGCAACTGCTTCCTTTATTTCTTTATCTTCCATCCAACCCGGTTCCAGTTCTAAGTCTTTACGCACGCGGATGCGTCGCTCAGCTTCTGGGTATATAAAATAAGGGCTCTTGTAATCGTAGACAAAATAGATGTAGGCAAGTTCTTTAAAAGCTGCTCGTTTTTTTCTGTCTCGATCTCTGGTGATTATGCGTTTAAACTGCGGTATCGTACGCAACTCAGGATCAACTATTACCTGAAAGTTTTCTTCTCTGAATAATCGCATTCTTATTATTTAACATTTTAACTCTACCTGGTTTCACTGAAAACTTTGCTAAGTATGGCATGCGAACAGTATCAAACTCTCCGCGTTTTATAATCTTCTCTATAAAACTAAACTGAGCCTCTACACATTTTTGAATCTCTTGTATAGTGCCTCCAGTTTCTGCTGCTACCTCTCTATATATTTCTTGCTTTACTTCATTCCTCTTCGCCATCTTTTCTTGATATAAAAAATCTCAATACCCAGTCGTTTTCTTCATTTAACTCTATCTCGTGCGTGTAAATTAAATCTGCTTCATAAAGAAATGTTTCTTGATGTTGAATAAACCTAAACATTGTTCGAGTATCCTCGAGCATAAACACATATTCAACTATATACTCTTCAGGTTTCAAATTGGATCTGTATGCAAACATCATTATTTATGTTCCTTATAATAGGATGATACGTATACTTATTTCGCTCATTAGGTACAGCAACTATCACGCCTTTATCTTTTAATGCTTTCACAAAATTGTTTAATACTGCAACCGATTTCATCTCCAGCTCCTCTGCTACGTACTTACGCGCAGAAGGCGTTGCAGCATTCTCTTGATCGTAACGTATAAAAGCAGCAACCACCTCAACCTCACGATCTGTGAGTTTAAGGATTCCGTTAATTGCTCGTACGTAATCTCTGACTAGACTTCTGTCACTTGTTGGTATCCGAACTACCCTGTTCATTATACTTCTTAACCTTTTCTATTTTTCTACTTAAGCGTTTTGCCAATAACTGTCTAACGCTCTTCAACAATATAATAATCGTTGCATTCTCTGCAGACCAATTATTCTTTTGTAAAAAATATAAGCGGTCGATTAACATCTGCACCACTTCTTCGTTCGTAGTACCCGGGTTAAAGGTACCGTCTGAATTCTTCTCAGTAAACTTTATAGTTTGGTAGTGTTCCTCGCTTTTGAAATCGTATAATCTAAATACAAACCCTTCTTTCTCTGCTTGCATGTCTTTCTTTTTAATTGATATACAATCAAATATATAAGATTTATATACGTTTTACACCTTCAAAAACAAGTCACACCCCTTGTATACACTTTTTATTCGTAGTACCCCAGCACTGAATACTCTTCTACCTGCAAATACTCCTCTTTATTAATAAGCACTGGATGCATTATTGCATTGGTCTGCAGCAATATCTTCATGCCCGGTTTGATGTGCTTACACAGTGGACCTACAGACACAACATCTACAGTTCCGTCCCAGCTCATCTTCTCTTCTTTAATCATTGCCTCAGACTTAAGGATTCCTGACTCAGTCTTCTCGCTAATTTTTGGCGCCGTAATTACAATGGTCGCTCCTAGTGGAATGTATCCCATAACTATTTGTTTTCAAGTATTAATTTAATTTGTTTGATGCGATCTTTTTCATCGCGCTTAAAAAAGTATTCCGGATTCACAATATAACTGCCTCGCTGCTTTCTAGTAACCAGAAGATTCTTCTTTACCAAAATCTGAAACGCCTTCTTCACTGTATTGTGCGTGTAGGTAAGCTCTCCGTTGGTGGCTTTATTGATTATAAAAATAAAATCTTCGCGAATCTTAGCATTTGACAGCACCACATTATTTGTATCCATGCGCTGTATCAAAAACTCTAGCAGATCTCTAGAACTAGAGTTTAATCCTGCTAGTAAATAAATAGCATTGTGGTAATGCTTGGTAAAAAGAGTACCCACCTTAGTATACCCATGGATTGGTCGCTTGATCCCGTCAGATAGAGCCCATCCCTTGATGTACGTAATGTTGACTTCCTTCTTCATACTCTATCTAAACTAAGCTTTACAATCTTACCCATGCCATCTTGCTGTACCTCAAGCACACATTCGGCTTTTTTATCAATATAAATAGTAAGAACTCTTACTTCTTTGCTAGGCGCATGAAAGCCCAGTGCTGTATGCTGTTTCTCCCACATAGTTCTAAATTTTGGCACTTTAAGTGTACCACACGTACACTACAAGTATACGACAAAATACACTAAGTATAAAACATTTGGAATTACATTTTTAATTCCTTACATTCCTGGGAAATCAGACTTAGTGTATCCCTCATACACTTAAAGTGTACGCCACGTACACTAACTTTTTCCCAACTACCCACATACTCAAGCACTTAACTCCTTTTTTCTCTCTATACGCACTCTTGGTGCTAGGGTGTACACTAAAAAATTTTTTAAAAAAATTATCGGGGGTGTGAATTTGGGTACCACCTGCGCAGCAGGTCCCCCTTAGGGGAGCTGCGTTGCAGGCACCCCAGTGGGTTTTCCTCTTAGCTTGTATTCGAACCTAAACTTTGAGCGATATTGCTCACAATCAGCGGGAGATTAATCCCGAAGTGCAGTTTACTGTGCGAACCTAAATGTGTTTGCTTTATCCTAACAGTTAAAGTTAGCTACATTCCTGACCTCAAGAAGGGTGAGAAGTATGCTCAGTGTGTACAACTTGCTTTTCACGAGGAAATCGGGGACACTGGCTTGACCAACACAAAATGGGCGTGGAGTGGCAACTCTCATAAGCGTAAGCTTGGTGATGAGATTGTGATTCCTACTGGCTATGTTCCAGAGTTCTATACTTCTGAAAGTGTAGACGAGGAAACTGGCGAGATGCTCAAGTTTGAGTGGGTCAGGTGGGTTGAATCGTAGCGCTCACTGGTGGATACTCTGACCGTATGTTAGAGTCCACGTCGGTTCCTGAGTCGTGCGGGGAGATGTTATCCTCGCACGCTTTTTACTTCACTTATCAATGTCAGTCACGGGTAGTGCCGTGCAAAATGCTTTATGGGGAATATTAGAATTCCTTACGGGTTCAATACTATTCAAGGTACTGAACTCAGAACTGTCAAGCTTCGCATATCTCTGAACAGGATAGTTTGCGGTAGTTCTGATGACCATCAACGCAGGAACACTGTATGTATGGTTAAGTTTTACGGTCAACTCAAGCAGGCATGTGATGATGCTGGTCTTAAGTTTCGAGATGATGATAAGTTTGTTCGCATCGAAGGTGTTACTAGTCATAGATTGTTTTACTTGAAGTATAAGTCTATTATGACTAATGCGGATGCTTACACTGCTAAGCTTGAGGTCGAGTACTGGGAGTCTTTAGTTTCAGATTCAGAGCCAGAGCCAAAGTTTGATTGGGCTCATTATGAGTCAGGTCCTAAAATAGTAGAGTATGAGTAGTATGTACAGGTACAAAGTTATCAATTCTATGGGCGTAGAGCATGGATTATTTAAGACACATACTATGGCAAAGCTATTTGTATGGGCTCTTAAAGTTTCCTTTGCTCGCGCTCCATTCGTAGAATCCTTCTCTATTGTTGAGATAGTAGAGTCGTAGCATTATAATCCTCGCCCATTGGGTGGGGATTTTTTTTTCTTTTTTCCTCTTAACTTGCATACTAGTCCTCTTAACTTGTGTCCGAACCCGATATAAGGACGAACGAATGTCCGAACTAAACACTGATTGCTTTATGGATAAAGGCGAAATCACATTGGTTGTGCATAAACTTGCGCAAGACAAAAAGAGTAACGTAGCACTTCTTAAGTGGAGTGTGGAAATGGGTGACACAGGATTGTGTGACACACGTTACGGATGGCACGAGATGAAGACGAGGTTCAAAGAAGGACACGAAATCAAGTTGCCAAACACCGCGAAGGTTGAAACATATCAGCGCGAAGCAACGGACGAAGAGACTGGTGAGGTCTTGACGTTCGATTGGTTTAAGATAGAACTCTAAACCAATGCGTGTCAACCACGACCTTCACGTAGTAGTATCGTGCTACGTGTGGGTTGTGGATAGACACTTGATAGAATTGATATAGACTTTGTCTCGATTGTAAACACATAAACACGTGTTCAAATACAATCAGATAACGACTGAAATAATACAAAGACCGACTTAGGAACCGAGTCTTATTTACAAAAGAACTAATCCAACCGCATGGATGGAGGTATATAGCGGAGTGAATATCTCTAGTTCTTTTGTTTTTGTTTAATCTAAGACCGCATCGCACCTCTCTTTGGTTAGGTTGATCCCCTGTAATCATTGGTCCAAATGACGTGCGTGACGTCTTAGTAATTGATTTTAGTTTAATTTAATAAGTAAAAACAAGTGGTAAAATTTATTTTCAAATGCGCAATCAAGTACGTTAGCTTGTTTGCTTTGTTCTTAGCTACATTCATAGCTATTCATTCAATGGCATGTATTGTCTTTGGATTACTATCAGGCACTGGCTTCCAAGATTGGTTTGGCAGTGGTGTTTGTATCTTCTCGATGATTACTACTATTGCTTTCAGCACCATTGCAAGTCAAGAGTATGTTGAGAAGCAAGAGAAAATGCGTAACTATTACTTATCCGTAAAGGGTAAGTAGTATTTATACTACAAAACTCTCGTCTAATTGCTAGAGTATTACCCTTTGTCACACTGGAATGGTGGTTGATATTAATAGCCCAAAGGTACAGTAAAGGAGTTACTGTATTAATAAGCAAGGATATACATCAGGGATAGCAACCTTGCGGGAGTTTTGTTTTTGTTTAACCTGTTTGTAGGTGTCATCAAACCTTCCTCTACTAAAGCAACGCGTAGTAGTGTGTACAAAAAGACGTTGCAACAATAACAGTTGTAGTTGGATTAGCCTAAGGTACCAAGGTTACTTCCTGTAAACCTACTGTCACTTAGATGACAGCCAGAATCCACGAAAAAAAGTGAGGGGCTACAACTGTTTATGTTAATGCGAGCATTGCTTGGTCACAACCCCAAGATGAGAAACGCAGAGTGGCATTCCAATATTAATTAAAACCAATTATCATGAAGGAATTACTAGAGAAAATCGAACAGTTAGAAAATAAACTTTCTGATTTAAAACAACAAGCAAATGACTGTGCTGACGGATACAAATACGTAGCAGAATTGTTTTGCTACGGTTCGAAAACAGAGTATACTTTTAAGAATGAGTATGCAACTCAAGAACTATGTGACGAATACTATGGTGACAATGGGATAGTACATGTATATACTGATAATCCTAATCATACTATTAGTAATCGTGGTGGAGATGTAATAGTTATTGAACCTCATATAGCTGTTCAATTCCTCGATAATCAAACGCTTCATGTATTAAACACGGGGCAAATGTATTGTGAAGAGAATAGTAAATATGAAGACTACGAGGCTGATGACCACGATACAGATGAGTATCATTATACACCAGACGAAGATGAGTATGACACAGATACCACAATGGGATCTTTAAAAACTCTTCGTGATCTTAAGACTGCCTTAGATAAGAATAAGGAAGAGGATTCATTACTGCCTGAGTAAGCAGATCAAACACTGCTCGGTTTATTGGTTTGGCGAGGGAGGCTGTGGTGGCTTCCCTCAACCAATAGAATAATTACTAAACTAAACTCAAGAGTGCAAGAGAATAACACCGCACACCAATAACTATGGGGACACTTATCCAAAAGTCCGATAGAATGAGAAAGTACGAAGCCATTGCTTTCTACGACAAGGAGATGGAACCACGAGAGTGGATCTCAAAGATTCCTTCGCTTCAGTTTCCTAACGACTGGGTCATAAACATAGTGCCTCCATTTGCAGGTGCCCTTGTTAGATTCGGAGTAAGTTTAGAAGGTACTTCTGAATACGTTAGTGTATATCTAGATGTGTACTCTATACTTGGTGCTACTGAAGCACCATACTGGGAGGTATACATCCATGATAATCCTAACTTTCCTTCACGATGTGCAATGGAAGACACTGAGTCTCTCATGGAGTTAATTCAACAAGCACTTAGTGAAGGATCACCAGGAGATGATTGGTTTGTCGAAACTGATATGGAAGAAGTATGAAAACTATATTAGCATTGATACCAATCTTACTTAGTACTTCATGTACTAAAGACACCTCATCATCTCAGTATATACTGAGTGGTGAGTACGAAGTATACGAAACAATCATAGAGATGCCAGAAGAAACTCTTGTCTTTAATCAAGGCGGAGAAAAGCTGGTCTTTACCTCTACTGATTTGTATTGGTACTACTTGAATGATGATGAGTGGGTAAGCACAGGAGATGTGCGACTCACTTACATAGACGACCGACTTGTAAAGGTAGGTTGTCGTACTGTTGTAAGCTATAATCAAGACCATATCACTTGGGAACAAGATGATTGGTTGATAACACGTAGATTCAAATGATACGAATGTTATGACACAAAAACGCTATAAAGTTATAGGTAGTGAGTCAGAGGCGGGCAACTATGTCCGTCTCGAACTTACCGATGTGCTTGGAGATAAGCACGAGTTAATTGTTCCTTATCAAGGACTGATTAATCATGAACTAGGTCAAGGATATATCCAAGATAATTTTCCTAACCTCACTGCAGGACAGCGCGAGCTATTCCTAACAGGAATACCAGAAAGTAAGTGGAACGAAATCTTTCCTGAAGATGAGTAGTTTATTCTTACACTCAGCATGGTATGGAATCGGTCAGTTGGTCGGTTTCATACTATCAATATTAGGTTGTGTTATTTATTTAATTGTAAAGAAGATTCAAAGTGGGAAAGATGAAAGAAATCTTTATGGAAAAACTGCGACGAGAACAAATCAGCGCAGAGATTCCAAGTGAAGACGATGCAATCGTATTCTTATCTGTTGTAAAGAATCATTCGGAAGGCACCATCATTAAGGTAGGTGCATTTCATTCGTTTGATACTGCACGTCAGAAAGGTCGCGACTATGTAAATCGTAAGAACATAGACACTGCTGATGTAGAAGTCTATGCTATGACTTGGTCAGAAATTAACGGTCATATGTAAGAACTATGAGCGATAATAAAGACACCAGAATCTACGAAGGTAGGTTTAAAGTTGTCATTAAAGACGACAGACTTACACGAATGCTCCAAGTGTATCCTAAGACTTGGCATAAACATATCAAAGAAGCGTATGCTCTTGGATATGAAGATGCTATCGATGCACTGTGGGAGAATATGCCTCAGCTCACGTTGGGTGAGATAAATACAGAAGCGCTAGATGCTGTGCGCATTTTAAACAGCTAGTAAAAGCCAAAAATAAATTAGAAATCATGGCAAAACAAAGTGAATTATTGACGATAGTGAAAGTAAGTGAAGCGCGTCAAGACAAAAACGGACGTAACTATAAAGTAGTTACATTTCAAGGACCTCAACACAAAGAGATCTTAGACATTACAACAGGAGAGTTAATGACTGTACGTGTACCAGCACGTACGTCTAGCATAACTCGATACGAGGAATCATACCTCGACGACAAGATGCAGTACATGTACGATGCAGAAGTCGGAGAGAAAGTTCCCGGTGCCATTGTAACTCGCGAAGTTCCCGAGTATGAAATCAATGGTCGTCCTGTGTATTCTTACAGTACTGTAGTACTAGGTATGACTAGTGAACCTGGGTTTGAAACCCAAGTGCTTGCAGCATTTAAATCTGCAGGTCATGACCTAACTACTTCTGATATAGAGCAACCAATCGATGATCGTGTTGCTGCTGTATCTGATGTAAAAGAAGTTGAACCAGCTACAGAAGACGCTGCGTTCTAAAGTAAACTTGGGTGGTTCCAAGTTGTTGGTCGGAAGTTCTAAGCTTCCGTTTTGGTTTGGTAGAGGGGAGTTGTAATGACTCCCCTCATTAACTAATTAATATTCAATCAAATGTTTAAGTGGTTTAAAAGAAAGACGAACGAGTCTCAAACAGTCAAAGTAAAAGAAGTAAAAGCTGTTCCTACAAAAGGACCAGTATTTAGAATGCCAGAACAAACAGTAAGAAAACAGTATGTTGGTGGCAAACAATGGACAGAAGATGAGGATAACATTATCCAATCCTTCTATAATCTAGGTGTAAACGCTACGTATATTAGCGAGGCTCTAACAAAAGCTGGCTTTGAGCGTAGTACCAATGCTGTTCAAATAAGAATAAGCAGGTTAAATAAAAACGCAGTTAAGTAAAGACAATTACTATGCAGTTTATTACTAAGAATACCTACCTAAATATAACAGGAATATCTATAGTCACCAACCTTGATCAGTGTATAGCTTACTGTTCTTCTAAGAAAGTATTAGCTATTGATACGGAAACATCGGGGTTAGATTTTCTAGATGATAAGTTATTACTGTTTCAGATAGGTGATAGTGATGCACAGTTTGTAATTGATTGTACGACAATACCTTTAACACCGCTTGTACCACTACTGAAAGACAGTAGTATTCAAAAAGTATTTCATAATGTTAAGTTTGATTACAAGTTTATCAGACAAGGGCTAGGAATACAGATTGAAAACGTATACGACACGATGCTTGCTGAAGCAGTCTTACATTGTGGTAAGAAAAACTTTAGCAAGTCGTTATCAGCAACAGCAGAGAGGCACCTTGGTATGACTCTGTCTAAAGCAGAACAGAATAGTTTTATAGGTCAAACTAAAGACGTTCATTTTACTTTATCTCAGATAGAGTATGCTGCTAAAGATGTTGAGATTCTACTAAAGATAAAAGATTCTCAAGACAAAGCGATCAGTGTTAATCAGCTCGAAAGAGTAGTTCGTCTTGAGAACTATGCCTCTCTTGCTTTTGCAGATATAGAGTTCAATGGTATTGCTATTGATAAGGACGTATGGTTAAAGACTGCAGAAGCAGTAGGTAAAGAACTTAATGTACTAGAAGATGATCTGTATCAAATGATACTATCAGACCCTATGTTCAGTGAGTTCATACCTAAAAGCTTTAACCTTTCTTTGTTTGATAATGAAGAGGATTCTAGGATTAATAATCTAAAGAATACTTTTTCATTCTCTTCACCCAAGCAAGTACTAAATCTATTCAACACAATAGATGAGTCACTTGATAGTGTTAATGGTAAGTTGTTGCTTACTATTAAAAACAAACATGAGATCATAGGTAAATACATAACCTTTAAAGAGAAAGAAAAACTATACAATGCGTATGGTCCTTCGTTCTTAGAAAAGTATTTGAAGAGTGACGGTAAGATTCATACTTCATTCAATCAAGTACTGGATACAGGTCGTGTATCATCCCGTGATCCTAACATGCAACAGATTCCTGCAGATAATATTTATAGGAATGCATTCGTTGCTGATGACGGGTATGTATTTGCTTCGTCAGACTTCTCATCTCAAGAGTTATGTATCATAGCTACAGGTTCTCAAGATCCTGTATGGATACAAGCACTAGAGACTGGTCAAGATCTACATAGTGTATGTGCTGAGCTCGTGTTTGATACACGTTGGTCAGATGCAGCAGAAAGTAATTGTAAATTCTATAGTAAGAACAAAGCAAAGTGTAACTGTCCTAAGCACGGCAAGCTCCGTACTCAGGTCAAGAGTATCAACTTTGGTTTAGCTTATGGTATGAGTGCACATAAACTATCTGATACACTACAGATTACATTGCCAGAAGCAGAAGAACTGATAGAGAAATACTTCACAGCGTTCCCAAGAATCAAGAACTTCTTGACCAAGCTTGGGAATTTCGGTACATCTAATGGTTATATAAAGACATTCAAACCTTACGGTCGAGTGCGTTGGTTTCCTAAGTGGGAACCATACATGCGAGACATGGTAGAGTTTGGTTCTATAGAACGTGCATCTAAGAATACACCTATTCAAGGTACAGGTGCAGACATGACTAAAGAAGCACTAGTTATTATACGTAAATACATTCTTGAGAATGACTTACCAGTAAAACTAGTGATGACTGTTCATGACCAGATAGATACAATTGTACATGCAGACTATGCAGATCAATGGAAGAGACACATGCAAGCACTAATGGAGAGAGCTGCATTGACTACGATTCCTAATGGTTTACTTAAGTCTGATACTAATTTATCATTAACATGGGAAAAGTAAACAGCTATAATAACCTCAGCTTAGAAAAAAAGCTAGAGTATTGGAAGTCTTATCTTCAAAATTTAATTACTTGGAAAGTTAAGAACGAAGTAGCTAATCCTGACCAGTTTATTTCTGAAATAGAACGTGTCAAAGAATTAATAGAGGTGCTTGATCCTAGTGGTATATATGAAACTACTATAGAGTCTCGTATTAATAGTGGTAAAAGTCTGAGAAAAAAGAAAGACGTACCGAAAAAGACTATTGCTATTAAGTTAAAGAAGAAAGCTAGTGAAGATTATCAGACTGTATACAGGTATAGGTATGACTCTAGCTTACGTAAACTAATAAGTATAGATGAAGATAGATCCAAAGAAACTTAAACGCCAGAATCAAATCATTGATAAGTGGCTTAAAAACAAAGCTTGTGGTACACTACAGGCTACGACAGGCTTCGGTAAAACATTTGTTGCTTTACTTGTAATCAAGAAGATGAATGAACGAAAGCCTGAACGTACTTCATTAGTAGTGGTACCCACCCAATATCTAAAGACCCAATGGGAAACTAAGATAGAGGAGATGGATCTAGCTAATGTAACTGTGCTTGTTGTAAACACAGCGATCAAAGCAGCTCGTAATTATGACCTGCTTATATTAGATGAGATACATAACTATGCATCTAACGAGTTCATTAAAATATTTGAACGTACTGAGTACAAGTTTATACTTGGACTAACAGCTACGCTTGATAGAAAAGATGACCGTGATGCTTTAGTGCGCGTGCATTGTCCTGTTATAGACACAGTAGATATTGTAGAAGCACTAGAGAATGGATATGTATCTGACTTTAAAGTATTTAATCTTGGTATTCAAATGAGTAATGAAGATAGGAAAGCTTATGAAAAATTAAACAAAGACTTTCATTATAACTTCTCTCAGTTTCACCACGATTTTAATACTGCGATGTCATGTTTATCTAATAAAGACTTTAGGGAGAGCTACGCTCGTCAGTCTAGACGGGATCCAGATGAGCTCTTTATGTATGCAATTAATTTTAATCGCAACATGCAAAAACGTAAGAAGTTTTTGTACTTTGCATCATCCAAGAAACAAGTAGTCTTGGATATTCTTGAAGAGTTTGAAGATAAGAAAGCTATTACTTTTTCTGAAGGTGTAGATTTTGCAAAGGAACTTAACGCAGCAATGCCTGAGTACTCTGTAGACTACCATTCTAAAATGCCGAAAGGTGTTAAGAGTAACAATCTTAAACTCTTTAATGACGAGCACTGTGACGTGAATGTAATTCATACAGCACGCGCCCTTGATGAAGGCTTTGATGTTAAAGGTATTGACTTGGCTATTATTAGTTCAGGTACATCCTCTACGCGTCAAGATCTACAGCGTACAGGTCGTGCGATTCGTTATCAAGAAGGTAAGACTGCGATAATTATTAACGTGTATATAAAGGATACTCAAGATGAGCGTTGGTTACGTGCGAGACAAAAGAAATCTACAAACATTACTCATGTCAGCAGCATCAAAGAGATCAAACAGCACCTCTCTCAAGGAGAAATACCTAGGGATGGAGCTGGTGATTCTATTAGCCAAGGGAAGTATAACCTTTTCGGACACAATCGAATCGATTAGTAAAAAATTAAGAGGAGAATTCAGTGATAGTGATATTAAAAAATGCTTACATAATCTAGAACTAGATTTAAAAGCTGAGGAACATCAATATGAATTAAACCTCCGTATGCTTTATGATCGATAATGTAAAGAAGTTTATCGACTTGCTCGTCAAGCTTGAAATCAATGCTAATCAATTACTATTCTTAACCATTGTGCATAAACAAGACTATGCACCATTGTATAAGTATGTAACTGAGAGTAAAGGTTTCTCGCCTGAAGACATCGATGACCTTGTGACCAAAGGACTAGTCATTAATCTCAATGAGAACGACGACTATTTCCTTGACTCCTTCATCTGCACAGACAAGTTTATTACTGGTCTGTACTTTGAAGATGAAGAGATAGCCGCGAAAGAATTCTGGGATAGCTATCCTAGAATGTTGTATGTAGAAGGCAAACGATTTGCTGCCCGTAATACTGATAAGGATAAGTTCTTTGAAGATTACAACAAAGAGATTGACATGCGTGTAGATAAGCACAAACTTATTATAACGTGCTTACAATACGCTGTCAAGAACAAACTTGTAAACATGGGCATACGCAAATGGTTTGACTCAAAGCAGTGGGAAACCATAGAAGAAGAAATGAATCAACGTAAAGAAGCAGGAAACCGTGAACTCCCAGGCGAAACCATTTACTAAAGTAGTTATAAAACCACTTGACCGTGTACTAAAAGAAGCTAACCAACTTGTAGAAGATGGTATGAGCGATCTTAACATGGCGTTAAAGACTAGGTGGTCAGGCTATAATAGACTGATGCTTGGTGGTATGCGCTTTGGCAATAACTATTTAGTTGCTGGTGCATCAGGTCATGGTAAGTCATACTTTCTTAACATGTTACTTCAAGACTTTTTAGATCCAACCTTGAATGCAAACTTTAACAAGACATTTAAGATACTACACTTTGGTTTTGAGATGAGTGCTGCAGATGAGATTCTTCGTCGCGCCTCTGCAATGACTGATATATCTTATGCAAACTTGCTTAGTGCTTATGAAAAGCTAACACCCCAACAGTATGAGTTCTTTCAAAGTAAAATAGAATCTATGCGCGAGCAGCCTATTTACTTTGTAGAGCAACCAACTACCCGGTATAAAATATACCAAGCAATCAAAGACTTCAAAGCAAAGTTTCCAAACGATGAACTAATTGTATCTATTGACCATACCCTACTGGTACAACCAGAGGTAGGTGAGAACGAGATACAAACTCTTGCAGGACTTGGTAAATTATTCATTGAGATTCGTAAAGAATTTAATACAATGAACATCTTACTAGGTCAGCTCAATGATAAGATAGAAAGTGAGAAGCGATTAGATCCTACTAATCCTTCATTGCATTACCCTACAAAGACTGACATCCATGGTTCTAAACAGATATACCATGCGGTAGATGTTTGTATGGTAATACATCAGCCTTCTCTCTTACACTTAGAGTACTATGGAAAGAAAGATATTCCTACTGCTAACCTTGTAGCCTTACACGTATTGAAGAATCGTAAAGGAGAGCAAGGTCTAACGTTGTTGAAGAACAACTTAGCTAACGGTAGGTTTGACGAGTGGGACTACGAAAAACCCCAGACCCTGGGTTACGGGTATTCAGAATAATAGTAATTAAAATTAGTGTATGGAGTTACCTACCAAACGTTCTGCCCCTGCGCGGCGCAGTCCTAAACTTCTGACCCTGTTTGGTCAGAGTAAAGTAGGCAAGACAACCACTCTTGCCGAGCTAAACAATTGCTTGATCCTTGACACCGAAAAAGGTACTGACTTTGTCAGTGCAATGAAAGTGCAAGTCAACAATTTAAATGAGCTTATGTCTACTATGAAAGCTGTTAGAGACAGCGAACATAAGTATGACTACATTGCTTTAGATACTCTTGATAACATGGTGTTCTGGATAGAACATGCCATTTGCCAAGAGAATAAAGTAAAACAGATTGGTGATATTCCTTACGGCGGTGGCTATGCCCAAGTAAGAGATAGAGTAATCACTATGATTAACAGATTAAAGATGCTTGCTCCTCAAGTTATCTTGATTGGTCATAGAAAGAAAACTCTTATAGGTTCTGATAGTGTTGAGGTAAACACCTCATCGTTAGATCTATCTGGCAAGCTAAAGAACCTAGTAATGGCAGACAGCGATGCAATTGGATTTGTGTATCGTGATGAAGAAGGTAGTTTAAAAGTTACCTTTGAAGCTTCTTCTGAAATCGAAGCAGGCTCACGTTGTGAACATCTACGTGGTAATGTTATAGATTTTAAGTGGAAGGAAATCTACGTTGATTAATCATTTTAAAGAAAAGTAAAACTATGAGTTACGGTTTTGATGAAAGTACCAACACTGGTACAGGGGCTAACATTATGAATCCCGGCATTAATGAGAATGTCAAACTAGTTAATGTTGTTTATGAACCTGCTAAAGCTGACGGTACAGGTGATCTTGTACTGCGATTCAACTTTGAAGATGCTACAGGAGCAAAGTTCAGCCATGTCGAATGGGCAATTGATGAAGAGCGTGAGAGAGGTAATGCTCGACAATGGGGTAAAGACCCAGAAGAACACCTAAAGAGTAGATATGTAGCTCAGTCTGAGCGCATCTTTCATATTCTTACAGTGTTTGTACCGAGAGAAGTATTGATTAAGTCTGTTGGTAAGACAAATAGCTTCTCTTCATTTTGTGAAGCATTGATTAAATCTCTTGGGACTAATCATGTAGACAAATCTATTCGCATTAAGGTGATCTTAAACAAGAAAGATTATCTAACATTCCCAATGCGAGCTATTAAACCTTTCATTCAATCAATGGAAGAGCCTAATAAGCTTGCAATAGATCCTAAGTGGGAACGTATTGAAAAGATGACACCAACTGATGAGCAGGCAAGTCCGTTTGTTAGCGACTCTGAACCATCAGAAGAACCTAATTGGTAAATAAGGACTGGGGAGGGATATAAGAATACTAACAAAATCATTCTTGTAATTAGGGGACCCTCCCCTTCCTTTACTTATGTATTATGTACGAGCTACAAGAACCTTTGACTAAAGACTTTATCTTGAATCATCTGACTCAAGAACAAATCATGGAACACTATCTAGGTGTTTCTATTGTATTTAATAAAAAGATTTGTAGTCCTTTACGTCGAGATAATAATCCCACCTGTGGATTTAAGTATGCTCCAAGTGGTGATCTGTACTTCAGAGATTTCTCTGGTCATTTTGCAGGTAACGCTTTCAATGTAGTAGAGTACATCTACGGATGTAACTTTAATCAAGCTTTAGAAATTATTGCTAAAGATTTTAAGCTGCGCGATAGTGACTTACGTATTGCCAAAGTAGATTATAACTACGAGAATATACGACAAGCTCAACAGCGTAATACAGAGATACGTATTAAGATAAGGAAGTTCAATAGTCTTGATAAAGATTATTGGTCTTCCTTTGGTATCTCTAAGGCTACCCTAGAACACTTTAGTGTATATGCATGTGAAGCTGTCTGGCTTAACAGTAAGATGGTATATCGTTACACGCAATCAGATCCTGCCTATGCATATAGGTTTGACGAAGGTGTGTATAAGATATACTTTCCTTGTCGAGATAAGATGCGATTCATGTGTAATACTAATGTGGTACAAGGGTATAAGCAGCTAAAACCTAAAGGAAATTTTGTTATATTGACAAAGAGTATGAAGGACGTCATGTGTTTATATGAGTTCGGTATACCCGCTGTTGCTCTTCAAAGCGAGTCAACTTATCCTGATGAAGAAATAGTCAACGATCTACGAAACAGATATAAGAAGGTGTTTACCTTCTACGACTTCGACTATGCAGGAATTAAGATGGCAGCAGAGATAAACAGACGCTACTCTATAGAACCTATCTTCCTAACCAACGGTAGGTTTGGTACAGTAGATTATGGTGCAAAGGATTGGTCTGACTTTGTACGCAACCATGGTAAAGACTATGCAATAATGCTAATAGAATCGTTTAAAAAAGCTTTGCAATGAAAGATTTAAACCTGAACACAGTGAAATCAATACAAAAAAAGATCTTAAAGATCTTTAACAAAGACAAGTTTAGAGCAATAAGAATTGCTAAACGGATGAGAATGAGACAATTTGTTCGATATTTGCAACAAAGAGTTTAAGTATGAGTAATATTTTATTAAGAAGAATAACAGTTCCAAAGTATATTAAACACGTAATGCTGTCTAAAAGAAGACGAGCTAAATACTATACGAAAAAGAGTAAGATACCCAAGAAGTATCAAGGCATGCCCTTCAATAAGAAAGGTATTCTTGTAGACAAGCTTGGCAATCCTCTTATAGCTAATCCCCGTGTCGTCGGTACACCCCGATTGAAAAAGATTAACGGACAGGATTTCTATAAAGGAACAGACTCACCACACATACGTAGTAAAGTTGTGAGTGAGCTGAAATCTTTTCTAAAACCGTTTGTAAAAGGCATTGAACCTATTACCTCTTACCCAGTACAGATAAAGCTAAAGCTTTATGATGTAGTTGGTGTAGGTAATTGGGACTTAGATAACTTATGGATCTACAATAAGTGTATGCAAGATGTACTAGTAGATGAAGGAATACTTGCAGAAGATAATGTTATGTATGTAACAGCAGCTGCAGCTCCAGAGTTTGTACCTGTAGAAACAGAAGAAGAACGTAAGTTAGTGTTTGATATATACAATGATCGAAGGACTGTTATCCTAGATAATCCATTGTATAATGAACTTCACAGCAACCATTCGGAATGGTAAAATAGTTCCGATAGATGTCGTTTATTTCCAAGACGAAGTCCCTAAGTACGAGGGCAAAGACGTACAAATAGTTGTAACTAAGCTTAGCAAGAGAAGCAATCCACAGAACCGATACTATTGGGGAGTGGTAGTTTATCTTGTGCGCGAACGTTTAAACGAACTCGGTTATGTCCGAGAAGATCTACGAGATAATGAGCTTCCTGCTACACTTACTCGTGAAGACGTCCATATTTACTTGAAAGAAAATTTCAATCGTAAAGAGATTGTCAACCCCGATACAGGCGAAGTGCTAGGTACTACCTCAGCATCCACTACGTCTTTATCTACCGATGAATTTGCTAAGTATATCGAGAACATAATAGTCTGGTGTTCAACCCATTTAGATCTCGAGATACCTAGTGCAGAACCACAATTAAATTATAATAAGTAATGAAACTAAATCAGTTTTCTCAGAACGAAGTAGAAACTATTGGTCAATCAGTAGACACTGAGTTCTCAATCGACACTGAGTCCCTTGGCGTATTGTTCAAAGGTTTCTCAGACGCATTGTACTCCGATAAATTTGGTAGTATTGTGCGAGAAGTTACTTCTAATTGCTTTGACGCGCATGAAGAAGTAAACCAGCAGCTTGATGTAGAGTTAAGAATGATTGAGCCTGGATTTGATGAAGGTAAAATTATCTTCCAAGACTTTGGTCCAGGTTTATCTCCTGAACGCATTAAGAATATTTATTCTAAATACTTTGCATCTACCAAGCGCAACACTAATGATCAGATTGGTGGCTTTGGTATTGGTGCTAAGTCTCCTCTTGCCTATGCAGATAGCTTTAATGTTGTAACCCGCGTTGACGGGATTGAGTACAACTATGTTATTCATAAAGGCGAGCAGGTACCGGTAATCAGTTTGATAGATCAAACATCAACTGATAAAATAAACGGTACGCAAGTAATTATTCCTATTGCAAATCAGCAAGATTACAACTATTTTGTAAACGCTGTTAAAGCTCAGCTTCAGTATTTTGATAACATCTGTTATAAAATACCAGGTGAAGATTTTAATAACGACTACAAAATCTTTAGAGGTAAGCATTGGATCTATACTACGAATGAAACTCGTAACAATAATGTAGAAATTTGTATAGGTAAAGTAGGGTATCCTTTTGATTGGAGTGCTGCAGGTTTTGAAGATGTGCTTTACTCTCAACAGTCTGGTAACTTTGCTTTGTATTTTGATGTAGGTGAGATTAGTGTAACTATGAACCGAGAGTCAATCGAGTACAACAATAAAACTCGTAAGGCTATTAAGGAAAAGATAGATGCATTTAAAGAAGAAGCAGCAGATATGATGATGAAGAATAATGTAACTTCTGATCTTGCTACTTATTATGATCTTACTAGAGAACGTAGTAGTAAGCTACGTGTAACAGACGAGTGTGTTCTATACTCTACTTATTTCTTTAAGCAGGTAAAAACTGTGTATGGTCCTCTAGAACATCTAAAAAGATCTATTCCAAAAGCTCCTTTCTTCTTTATAAGAGTACACAAGTCTATAGGATTTACTGATAAATCTGCTGGAAGATTCTTAAAGACTCAAACTTTATGTAAGTTATTGTTTGGTCACAAGACTAATAGTAGATATGAGGAAAGACAAATGAGTAAGTACATGCATAATACTAAGATATTCAGAGTGAGAGATCGTATGAATAGTATGAAAGATGCATACATACAAGATACTTACGGAAGATTTGTAGCTGTTAAACTTAGTGAAGGTTACGAAAAAGAACTTGCTGAGTTCTTTAGTGTTACAAAACCTGACTATGTTCAAGCAGATGAGTACTTCAAGCACATGATTAAGGAAGTAGTAAAACATACTGAGAGCTACGATGATCTAGAGATTCCAGAAGACTTTATAAAAGAATACAAAGAGAGTCGTAAGAAAGGTAATAAGATTAAACGAAGCGCTGAAGTTATTCCTTACAAAACTATGTTTGCAGATTCTGATTTTGGTATTGCATTCAAGCAAAGTCAGCATAAAGTTGTTGACATTCTCAAGAAGAATAAGATGGTTATATATGGTGATAGTAAGCAGAGAGAGAAACTTATAAATGCTTTTGGTCTTTTCTTTTTCGGAACTAATAATAGATACTTAATTAAAGGCTATTATGAGAACTATGTAAAAGACTATACATTTATTATGATTTCTAACCAGCGTAAGAAGTTCTTTAAAGGACATAATAATGCTGTAGATGTTGATCAGTTTGTATCTAAATTCTATAGTAAGGTTTCTCGTATTCATAGTTACAGTAATATTATGGATATACCTGTAGCTTTATATGCTGTAGATCATAGGTTCAAAGCTCTGTCAGATAAAAAATTAGGTCTTCCTGGTCAATTAGTTGCAGACTTTTGTACAGCATTTAAATTTGTTTATAATCCTGATAATGAGTATATTACATTCTCTAAATCTATAGACAAGTATGAGAAAAGTCAAGTTAGTTTATCTGAATTACAAAACTATCTTATTGCTTGGAAAGAAGCGCATCCTATGTGTGCCTTTGTTACTAGTTATTCAACTATTGACAAGGAACACACAGCTGCAATTGAACATTACATTAACTTAATTAACTTTAATTTTAAAATCAAGTGTTATGGCTAGAATTTTTGCCTTACGTAGCGGACTAAATGTTACGCTAAACATCGACGGTACTACCAAACAATTCGTTTGTACCGACGAAGAAGAATCAAAAGAACTATTTGCTGAGGTTGCGCTGTTGCGTAGCCAAGCATTAGCAGATGATCCAGAAGCTTACGAAAAGCTTGTGGAGATGACAGATCCTAATTACCGAATGAAAGATGTTGCGGGTCTTACTCGTGACAATGACGGTAATTTCTATCTCGGAAATTACTCTGAACCAATCCCTTCAGGATTGATGCGTAAGATTAAAGAGTATGTAGATCTTGATTTATCTACTGAACCTTTAATTAACTTCTGGAAGTTGCTTATGCTAAATCCAGACAAGCATGTGCGTCAAAGCTTATTCCAATTTGCAGAGCGTTTCTCGTTCCCTATTACAGACAAAGGTTATTTTATTGCCTACAAATCTGTAGCATGGAAGGGTGAGTCTGACAAAGACTTAGCTCTTGCTGTAGCAAGTGAGTACATCTACAAGAAAGCTTCGGGTCAAAATGTAAATAACATCTCAGTATTTACTGTTGACGATGAGACTATTTTTGTTGAGATAGGAGAAGATGGTGAGTACACTTCAGTAAATGATTTCATTACCGCAGTTGAAGAAGGTGCTGATAAAGAGCTAGTACGTGTACCGATGATGGAAGTTATACAAGCAACGCAGACATTCTATCCTACTCCTGAAAAAGATCCTAGAAATCAATGGACTTATGTGGAAGAAGAAGATGCTTACTACAGAAATACTAAAAATGTAGACATTGTGTATAAAGGATCTTTGTCTAGCTTATACACTTCTATTGTAGCTGGTATGGATTACAATACGCCTACCTTTACAGACTGGCATACTCGTAAATCTACTATTATGTTAGGTGATGCAGTATCAATGCCTCGAGAAGAATGTGATAACGATCCTAGTCGTACTTGTTCTTCAGGTTTGCATGTAGGTGCTCCTGGATATGTCGCAGGATTCGGCGGGCGTTCTAATTCAAACTATATTCTAGCTTGTCTTGTATCTCCTATGAATGTTGTAGCCGTGCCAGACGATTACGACTTCGAGAAGATGCGTACCTGTGAATACTTGCCGTATGCTATCTGTAAACTAAATGATGATGATAGCATTCGTGAAGTTGACACCCGTTACTTTGAAGAAGATTATTCTTCTATCGAAGAGTCTACACTTAATACTCTTTTAAAAGAGTACGAAGGGTTAGATAACATTTCGGATATGGATATTACGCAAGATGAACTCATCGAACGTAAAAGTTTAATTAAAGATCGACTTGTTATAGTTGGTTAATTGTTGGTTGGATTATAAGGGGGCTTCGGTCCCCTTATATAACTTTTAAACTATGGCAAGAGTAGTAAAACTCTGGGTCTTTAACTACAAGATAGAGAACCCTGAGTATATAGGGGATTACAAAGGAAACATAACTGTATCTACGCACAAAAGCGATTCAATAGATAGAGCACTTATGAAAGTGAAAACTCGTGTAGTCCAAGAAATAAAGAAACTAGATATTGAACTTTTAGATAGACAAGAAGTAGAAATTTCTTTGGACGTTAGCTATGTTGTATAGTATATTGTCACTATGAATAAACCTACCTTTATCTATTGGGATGATTGGCGTGACGAGATCATTAAAAATGAAATCCCAAATGACCAGAATCTTAAATTCAATTCGAACAGCAAAAAGAAAATAAAAGAAAAAGCAGATGGAGTATTACCAAAGCAAAGACATTAGCAATAGTGCATTGTCTCTAATCAATCCCGAGCAAGAAGGATCGGCACAAAAATACTACAAGTACCTCAATGGTGACCTAGAAGATATTAAAAGTAAAGCTCTCGAGCTTGGTACTTTGATTCATCAATACAAACTTGAACCAGAACAGTTCAATGCGTTGTCTATTGATATGCCTTCCGATACAATTCGTACTATAATCGATGAAGTAATTGTTAACAGTAATGGAGAAGATCTATCCTACCTCAGAGAAGAGATACTAACTGCAGCAGGTAATGCAGAGTATGGCGGAAAGTGGAAGGATGATACAGTCGTATCGAAAGTTATTACAAGTGGTGAAGAGTACTACCAAGCTATACTTGATAATGATGGTAAGCAACTCGTAGATCACAGTACTCTTAATACTTTATACCAGTGTACTGTATCTCTTAATCGCAATACAGTTGCTAGAATTTATTTAGATTCTGCAAGCAATGAGCATTATGAGTGGGTAGCAGAGAAAGAAATCTACTTTGATATGCCTGTACCGGGTACTGACCGTACCGTTAAGTGTCGTAGTAAGATAGATCGATTCGGTGTTAACCGTGAAACTAAAACATTTACGCTTGTAGATCTTAAGACTACATCTAAACACATCTCAAAGTACAGCTCTGCATTTGAATATTACAGAACCTATAGACAACTAGCATTTTATATTCGTGCTATTCAATCTCTATTAGGTCCTGATTACAAATGTGAAGCTTGTTACATTGTAGCTGTGATGACTGTGGAACCTCATCTTTGTAGAGTATTTAAGATAAATCCGTCGGACAACTACATTACTAAGGGTAATGAAGAGATAGATAGTTTAATTAAACGTATTGATTTCCATACCTCGTCTGCTAATTGGGTAGATGATATGGAAGACATTGAAGATCCTACACAATTTACTTTAACATTGACCGATGATCAGTAGAAAAGATCGATTAGAATCAATCGAAAAAGCAAAGGTAGTAGCAAAGAATGCTACTAGAAGGTATAATAAAATTCTAGCCCAGGGAAAGGGTGTGTCTTGTAAAATTAAAGGCACACTCTACTCCCGCCCTTATTGGGAAGGAACAGAAGAAGAGTTTAAACAACACATACTTAAGAAGTATTATGACGGCTAAAGAAAAATTAGAACAGCTATCAGAAGATTTAGTAGAAATTAATAGCGACCCATACGGGTGTAAAATCTACGGCAAAAAGACAGGAGAAGATCTCAATGTCTTTATGATTGAACCAGAAGATAACGATAGATCAAGACTAGTTGGAACTATACGTACGGTGGAAAATGAAATGATTCTCTATAAGAAAGAGAAAGAAATAAATAAGCACCGCAATACATTTAGTTGGACTATTCTTAAAGCGTTAGTTTCTTATGTAGATAAAGTAGTATATGAAACAGACTTTGCAGTCTACACTACTACTGCCTACAACATTGAACGTAATTCTTTTTACATGAACTACAAGAGTAACAACAAAGGATATATGCAAAAGATATTCTTACGTTGCAAAGACTGGGATGTAGAATGTAAAGATAAGATGGACCAAAAAAGAATGGATTTACTAGGATACGAGTGGTATACAGTACTACAGTCTGAGTTTAAAAATGCTTACATGCAAGAGCTTGGAAAAAAAGTATTGAACTTACGTAAACGTACTATAGTATATCCTGAGAATGATGAGATCTTTAACGCGTATAAGTTTACACCTTATAATGATGTTCGAGTTGTTATCATTGGTCAAGATCCTTATCACGATGGGAGTGCACACGGTCTAGCTTTTTCTATAAAGTCAGATCAAAGTAAAACACCTCCGTCTTTAAAGAATATACTTAAAGAAGTAGAACAAGATTTTGCTAATGGCTTCCATTTAAATCCTGAAAGAAACTTAGAACACTGGGCTAAGCAAGGCGTATTTCTAATTAATACAGTTCTTACTGTAGAGAAAGGCTTTGCAGCTTCGCATTCTAAATTAGGATGGCAACAGTTTACTAAAGCTACTTTACATTATTTATTATCTAGACCGAACAACACTCATAGACCTTTAGTGTTTATGTTGTGGGGTAAACATGCGCAAGAGTTTGAGGGGATAATTGATCACGACAAACATTTAGTTTTAAAAGCCGCGCATCCATCACCTTTTTCAGCCCATAAAGGTTTCTTTGGATGTAAACACTTTACTAAATGTAACGAGTTCTTAGAATCCACGAATCAAAATCCAATAGTATGGTAAAGAAAGGGAGCGCAATGCTCCCTTTTTTATTATATTGCAGTATGGTACACTCCTTTACATACGAATTATGTGAGACTCTCTCGATAGATGTAGAGTACAGAGGATTTTTAGAAGACAATAAAGTAACTATTTTATTAGACTCTATACAGTATGAAGGAATAGATGTACTTCCTGTAATAGATTGTTTAGATGCGTTCGCATTAACTGGTATCGAAGACCAGGCTATTAAACATTTCATAGATTTAAAAGAGTATTACTCTAAAGATTAACATCAAAGAATGATAGTCAAAGTCGTTTGTCTATCAAATTATAAGAAATTTTAACACCAAATAGAAGTGAAAATTATTTATGAAGCAGGAGACGTAGTCGAAATACAAGACGATTACGAGGCTCCACATGAGCTTGCAGCAATGACTGTACAGCTTATAAAAAAATCAGGATTTACTGCATGGTATGTAGAGACTTTATCAACATGGGTTGGTAAGGGTGGAAAACGTGTAACAATAGACGAAAAGTGGTTCGTTTAATTAAAACCAAAGAGAGATGAATGCATACAGATTAAATTCAATGGCTAACTACCTTCTGCGTAGAGCGATAGCAAGGTCACTTAATATACCTATTGCTGATGTGTACAAAGCCGTTAAAGATGTAAGTAATAATAATGAAGTTATTACAACGGCTGATGGAAAGAAGTACACACTAAGTCTTATAGAGATAAACCAAGACCTTAACACCAAAGAGAGATGAAAACACCAGTACAAAAACTGATAGATTCAGTAGGTTGGATGGCTCAAGGATTAGATGCTGATGAGTTGTATGATTACTTTATGGAAGAAGCAACACGAATGCTTGAGAAAGAGAAAGAGGTGATAGTGCGGTCTTTTATGAATGTTTCTGATGACAAGGACACGAGACTTGAAGATGTGCATTTAAGAGAATTTGCAGAACAATACTACAACGAAACCTTTAAAACCAAAGAGATATGAGACAAGAAATAACAGAAATGATAATTGATATATTTGATAGAATCAATATAGACATTCCAAGCAACTTTGATGAAATATTAGAGTTTGTTGTTAACGATGTAGAAGAAACTGCTGACAAAAAAAATTGGCACGATGGAGATGTAGCTATTGCCTTTAGAAGATGGATAGAGTCTAAATAAAATTAAAACCAAAGAGAGATGAGTAATTGTCCAGAATGCAAAAGTGAAGATGTTCGTGTAGCTATACACACCGACTACAAAGAGTGTAATAAGTGCTTTCACTTTTGGGAGGAAAGCGATAAAACCAAAG